GCCAGCAAAGGCTGGATCGCCGACAGCGATTGGGATGAGGGATTGTCATTCCAAATCGGATCGCAGCTTTACAATGCTGTGCGAGAAGGCTGCAGCCTGTTCGAGCTGGACAAAAGCCAGCATGATGGCGACCAGCATCCAACCAATCGCATAGTCTTGACTGACGAGGCGCAGCGCCAGATGGATGAACACAACATCCTGCTAGACCAGCTGCACCCGATGTTTGGGCCAATGATGCGGCCCCCACGGCCTTGGAACCTTGACCAGATTGGTCCGTACTACCGTGAAGACATCGCCAAGATGGTACCGGTGGTCAAGAACATGAGGGAGCCGCAGCGCCGCGCCGTCGATGCAGCAATGCGTGATGGCTCGATGCAAGAGCCGCTCGATGCGCTGGATTTTCTTGGGGCGGTTCCGTTCGAGGTAAATGAATACGTCACAGATGCAATCGCATTTGTGTGTAATCAAAACCTTGGTGAGTCGCTGCCAAAGTTTCCTGCTCTGGAGCCATACGAACGGCCAGAGAAGCTGGAAGCTGATGATTTCGCTGCGCTGTCGAAAGAAGACCAGATAAACCTCGCTAAAGAGGCTGTCGAGGTTAATACGCTAAACCTTGCTGTGAAAGCTAATCGCAAGGTCATGAAACAGCATCTGCAAGAGGCGAAAGAGCAGCTGTCACACGAGTTTGCGATGTACCTGCCTTACAATCTCGATTTCCGGGGCCGGATTTACCACGTCCCAGATTTTGGATACCACGCTGCTGACTACCTTCGGGCGTTGTTCATGTTTGCGGTCAAAGAACCAATCACAGAAGAAAACGACAGCTTGCTCTGTCTCCAGATTGCTAACAGCTGGGGCAATGGCGTCGACAAAGGCACACTGGATAATCGTGTCGCCTGGGTTAATGACAATGTTGATTGGATTGTTCAATGTGGTGAAGACTTTGAGGCCACGCATGGACTTTGGGCAAAAGCTGATGCCCCGTTCCAGTTTCTGGCAGCAGCCCGTGAGCTGCGGAACTACCAGCTGGAAGGCACTGGCTACATGAGCGGTCTACCGATTGCACTTGATGCCAGCCAGTCAGGCGTTCAAATTTTCGCTGCAGCAAGCCGTAACCTCAAAGAGGGCCAGCTGGTCAACCTGACGCCTAACGAGCAGCCACAGGACTTCTACGCAACCTGTCTGGCCGAAGCAAAGCGCCTGATGGCTGAAGAGGACCTTCCGCGCCTAAAGGCAGAACAAGCGGCTGACCCGATCAGTGAGGACGATGATGACGATGCTTACCAAGCAAAGCTGAAGCGTGACGGTAAAATCAGAACCATCGAAATCACACTGGCTAACCCGGATTACAACCGGTCCAAGATAAAGCGTAACTCAATGACTCTTGGATACGGGTCTGAACAGTTCGGATTTGCCAATCAGCTTCGTGAAGACTGGATGTCGGAATACACCAAGGATTTGCGGCGTGGAAACATCAGCGAACATCCATACGGTGAGGATCGTGGGTTTGCTGCCTCAATCTACCTTGGCAATGTCCACGAACGTGCAATTCGCAACGTGGTCACGTCGGTGGCGCAGGGCATGGACTTCTACCAACAGTGTGCGGCGGCGCTGGCAGCCGAGGGCAAACATTTCCAGTTTGTCGCCAAAACCGGCTTTCCAATGCACCAGCATTACATGAAGTTCAAACGCTCGAGCCAGCGTGTGACGCTGTACAACCAAGAGCTGAAGCACCGTAAAAACACGACAATACAGGTCGCTGGCGGTGAGCAGCGGATTAACAAGACCAAAAGCGTCAATGCAATTAGTGCCAATCTGACACACTGCACCGACGCAGCCATCCTGACCAAGGCAGTCCTGCTTTGTAGGGACATGGGCGTCACAAACATGATGTGCGTTCATGATAGCTTTGCGACAAGCATTGGCAGCGCCTTTACGATGTCCTGGGCAATCCGCAGGGCGTTCGTGGATTTCTTCGATGGGTACTGCCTGTACGAGGATGTCCTAAATCAGGTTCGTGAGCAGCTGGACGACCCTGACAATGCTGACCTACCGGAAATACCGGCCAAAGGCGACCTCGATTTAGAGGGCGTAATGGAAAGCGACTACAATTTCTGCTGATTGAAAACCCCCAGAAACAGCCGTGCAAAGTTATGCATGGCCTAAGAACACAAGAGCGGCCCAGTGCCGCTTTTTTGTTTTCTGGCTTCAATCACAGAAGGAATTTTAATGGACCCAAAAGAAAGATTGCTCAACGTGGCGGCGATTTACCGCCAACGGGGCGACCCCATTCCGCTCGATGTACTTGCGGAAGCAGACCAGCTTGGCTTGTCGCTGGAAGAATTTGACGAGCCATCCACTTTTAACAACATCAAGGAGAACAATTGATGGCAAAAAAGAATTTGTTTACCACCCCGAAAGGCGTGGCCCAATACCCGTGGCTGAACACTGCAGATACGCAATACGATGCTGCCGGGAAATACAAAAGCAACCTTCGAGTTAAGGCTGCTGAAGCACAAGAACTGATGGCTCAAATCAAAGATGCCGCAAAAGCAGAGTTTGGCGATAAGGCGAAAACAGCCAGGATGCCATTCAAAATGGATGATGAGACCGGTGAAGTCGTCTTTACATCGTCCAGTAAATTTCAGCCTAAATTTGTGGACTCGACTGGGAAACTCATCCCGGAAGGCAAAGAGCCGCAAATCTTTGGCGGTTCGCAGCTCAAGCTGGCTGGCAGTTTCTACTGCTACAGTAATGGACCAAACCACGGCGTGACTTTGCAGTTAGCCGGTGTGCAGATCATTGAGCTGGCCCCAGCCAAGACCATTCAGTTCGAAGCTGAAGAAGGCGGCTTTGTCGCAGCAAACGACAATGAGCCTGAAAGCGGCGAGGTACAGTACAATTTCTAAACTCGCCCGTGGAATAGCGCACGGGTACAGGTCAGGGCTTGAAGAGAAGATTTCCCAACAAATAGAGGCTGCCGGTATTCCGGTTTCATACGAAGAAGACAAAATTCGTTACACATGGCCGTCTAGGGAAAGCTCTTACACACCTGACTTCCGCATACCCGGCAAGGACGGGACATTCATCTACATCGAGACGAAAGGACGCTGGCTCGTCGATGATCGGCAGAAGCATCTGCTGATCCGTGAGCAGCGGCCCGACCTCGACATCAGGTTCGTTTTCTCAAACCAAAACTCCCGTCTCTACAAGTCCAGCCCAACAACTTACGCCATGTGGTGTGACAAGTTTGGCTTCAAATACGCCAACAAGACCATTCCAGAAGAATGGCTAAACGAATGGAAGGAGTGAAATGACACAGACCGAAAAAATCCTAGACCACTTAAAGACCATAGGGTCGATCACCTTTGTTGAGGCGGTCGATCTCTACCGGTGCCGGTCATTGCCGCGCCGGATCGCTGACTTGCGTCAAGCAGGTCACGAAATCATCAGCGAGTGGCGCAAAGACAAACTCGGCCAGCGTTACACCAAATACTCGCTGGTCAATTAACTCACCAACCTAAAGGAGAAGCGGATGCGGACAGCCGACATTCACAATAACAATAACAATGAAAATGACTCAGCATTTGTCATGCACACCAGCTGTGATGCTTGTGGGTCATCAGATGCAAATGGAGTTTTCGATGACGGTCATACGTTCTGTTTCTCCTGTAACACCTACACAGAGGGTGAAAAACCCGGTGGCCCGGCAAATGACAACGGACCGGAGCCGTTACAGGACAAAGGCGAAGCCAAGCCGCAAAGCCTACTCAAGGGCGAAGCTAAAGCAATCCCCGCTCGAGGGATAACCGAGGCAATCGCCAAGAAGTTTGGTTACCTGATTGGTACCCATAACGGGGAGCCGGTGCATATCGCGACTTATCGTGATGTGCATGGCAAGCCCATCTCGCAGAAAGTGCGGACCAAAGACAAACGGTTTTTCACCGTTGGTAATCATAAGGAGGCTGCCATCTTTGGTTCGCACCTCTGGTCCAGCGGCAAAATGCTGGTCCTCTGTGAAGGAGAATTGGATTGTCTAGCTGCATCGGTGATAAATGGCGGACGTTTCCCAGTCGCATCAATTAGCCACGGCGCTGGTGGTGCAGTTCAGTGCGTTAAGCGTAACTGGGACTGGATCAACGGCTTCGATTCGGTGGTGGTTGCTTTCGATATGGACGAGGTCGGCCAAAAGGCTGCCCTAGCCGTGGCTGAGGCGCTACCAGTGGGCAAGGCAAAGATCGCCTACCTGCCAGCCAAAGACGCCAATGCCTGTCTGATGGAAGGCAAATCCAAAGAGTTTACCGATGCCATTTTCCAGGCGAAGGAATTTCGCCCTGACGGCATCAAGTCGGCGCAGGATTACCGAAACGTAATTAGCGTTGACGAGACTGCCAGTGCGATAAGCTGGCCCTACAGCGTTTTG